TTAACGGCTCATTATAGAGTCGTAAAGGCGCTGCAGGTGGTCGTCGCTGAGTTTGGTCAGGCTGCTGATCTGCAGGCCTAGCCGTTGCTTGACCTCATGATACACGTCACCCTTGCTGAGGCCTAGTTGCTTGGATCGTGCCCATATGGCTGTGTACAGCTCTTTGCGGCTATGATCGACTCTAGCCCCTGCAGCACTAGCATCTCGGCGCTTAATGGCTTTCATTTGTTTGAGCCAGGCCAGTGCGTCATCACCCAGGTGGGTGGGTATCGCCCGGTAGGTTTCTACGTCATACCGATCACGCACGACTCGGTGCCACTTCGGGAAAAGCTTGGCGGGCGGGACCCCTGTGGCCGCCTCCTCGGCCCTCACCAGGTCATCCAGTGTCCGCTGAATGTCGCGCGCCTGTTTGGGCGTGATGTGCTCAGGGCCAGGTGTGAAATTCACACTGACCCTTTTGGGAGCGTGGTGATGTATATCGCCCTGGTGAAATTGGGCATTGCCGCCCACGTTAAAGCTGTTGCCACTCATGCTGTTGCTACTGCCGCCTATGTTTGGGCGGTCGGGCTCAGCTGATTTCTTCTTCCTGATGTTCTCACCAAACATCTGCGTGACGTTGTTTTTGATCTTTTTGTGGTCCTTGTCGTCAGTCATACTACCTCACTAAGCTGCTGTTTTTATTAGCCTTATTACCTTTTTGGCGTCCGGTTGGGCGCCGGTTTCGTTGTACATCTCATAGATCGCCAGGATCAGGTCTGCCTTTTTTGAGGCTGGCGTAATTTCCAGATCCAGCATTTCCATGGCCTCCTCGATTGCCTCTATCACAACCCTCATAAGGGTTTCGTCAAAGCCTGCGCTCCCTAGATCCTTCAGATACATAGGGCCATGTCCCGTCAGCACCCAGTTAGCGTTTATGCCTTGTTCTACTAAGCCAGCAATGACTTGACTGCCTGGCACGCGACTACCCCCCTCATACTGTTGCCAAGAGCGAAACTTGCTGCCCACCGCTTCAGCCATACTCTTTTGAGTGTAATCGAGCGCCTTTCTTACACTCTTTAGCCGACTGCCAATTAGCTCATCCATGCGCAACACCTCTGTCGCACTTATGCCGCACTTTCGCAACACCACTGTTATCGGCGCAACACCTAGGGCAACTCTTTGATTTCATTGACATTATTTGAATAGCACTCCAATGAGTACAAAATTTAAGGTGTTGCGCGTCTAAAGAGTGTTGTTATGCTCTCAATTGAGTGCTAATGTCTAAACCCATGACTATATTAGACAGCACCACCAAAGCCCTATTACGTGACCCCGCCAAGCGACGGGCGTGGGTCGTTTATCAAGTGGCCATACAGGGCACCTCACTGGCTGCCGTGGCCCGGGAAAAGGGCCTGGCGCGCCAGACTCTGTACCGGGCGTTCGACATCCCTTACCCCCGCATGGAGAAGATCATGGCGGACGCCGTTGGCCTTACGCCGCAGCAGCTTTTCCCTGAGCGGTATACGAAAGACGGCCTGCCCGCCCGCCGCATGGGCCGCCCTAAAAAGTCTGCTACCAAGAAACCAAAGGATACCACCCCTTACCACCAGCGCAATGTCGATAACGGGGAGCGGATTTAGACATGCGCCGCCGGGATCCTTTAACCGATGACATGTTCCTGATACCGACGCCGGTGGCGCCGGTACCGGCCAGCATGGATTACCGCGCCGAAGTCGCCCACCTGGTGAGTGCCGTCATTAAGGATTCGGGCGTGGACCGGTATGAACTGGCTGCCCGCATGAGCCGCCTGACCGGACAAGAGGTGTCCAAGTACATGGTGGATGCCTGGTCGAGCGAAAGCCGCGAGGCATACAACATGCCGTTTCATCAAGCCGCTGTGCTGGAGAGTGCGTGCGAAACCCTGGCGCTGACCACCTGGTTGGCCGAGAAGCGCGGCGCCCGTCTGCTGGTGGGCAAAGACACGCTCACCAATGAGCTGGGCAAGCTGGAACGGGTAAAGGAAGACGCGGCCAAAAAAATCCGCGAACTGAAGCGAATAATGGGAGAGATGGAATGACAACAATCATAAGCGAGCGCCAGTGCTGGATAGATAGCCAGTACCTTGAAGGCATGCCTGAACGGCTGCGCGCCCGCAGCGATCGGCCCTACATGATGCTGGAAGTGGATACCGGCACCGACCTCACGCTGGAACTGGCCTATGGCAGCGCCGGCGGCACCGGGTACGACCACGATTTTTTGAACATGGCGAACACCCATATCTGGTACTTCTCCCGCAAAGGCCGGCACGTTGCGCGGCGTGTTGCGCGTGAGCTGGCCGGTCTGGGGTTTGCGTTTTTATACCCTGGCGACGGCCCCGACATTTTCATCTTGAGCGCCCGTTCGCATCTCATCATTGACGCCGGTTATCGGTGGCAGGAGGAGTGCGCATGAGTCGGGTGGTGACACGAAAGCGCATAGCGCAGGCTCTGGCCAAGAACCCATCGACCATCACTCGACGCGCTGATAAAGAGAGGTGGCCATTCGAGGAGGTGTCAACGAATGGCGGCCTGCAGCGCCACTACCCAGTGGACTCACTGCCCAAGCCCGTGCGCGAAGCGCTTGCCGAGCTGTCGGCCCGCGAGGCGGCGCAGGAAGCTCTGAACCGGGGCGCTGCCGAGATGGCCCCTGCAGAGGTATCAGGTGGCAACGCTGCCGCCCATGCCCGCCGCCTGGCGGCGGAGCGTGAGGAAAAACAACGGGCCGTCCAGGCGGCCAAACAGGAGGGCCTGAAGCGCTTCTCAGCCCTGCCGTCCGACAGTCCGAAACGCCTGCGCGCCAAGGCCCGTGAAACCGTATTGATGGCCCTGTGGGACTACCAGAGACGACGCCAGTTGCCGCTGCGCCCGGCACTCAAACAATTCGCCGAGCTGGCCAACGCCGGCGAGATCAATCTGCCGGAATCGGTCTGGGACTGGATGCCCACTTACGGCGGTGGTCGCGGCCTGCACGTGGGCAGCCTGAAGCGCTGGCACTACGACTACAAAGACGAAGGCTTGTGGGGGCTGGTGGATGGCCATGGCACACGCAAAGGCCAATTCAAAGTGCTGCAGGTCGAGGGTCTGGCCAAGGTCATTCACGACATGATGCTGGCCAATCCGCACACCACGCCGACGCAAATCAAGAAATACCTGGAGGCCGATCACCCGGACAAAAACACGGTCTCCGTCAAGGCCATTGAGCGCTACATGAAGCACTGGCAGGAAGAGAATGCTCAGTACTTCATGTACGAGACCAACCCCGATGCCTGGAAGAACAATTACATGGCGGCGGTCGGCTCGCAGCATGAGGATGTGAAGCGGCTGAACCAGCGCTGGGAGCTGGATTCCACGCCGGGCGACCTGATGCTGAAAGACGGCCGTCACAGCGTGATAGCGGTGATCGACATGTACACACGCAGGCTCAAGCCGCTGGTCTCCAAAACCTCGACCGCCACGGCGGTGTGCCAGGTGTTCCGCCGGGCGCTGTTGGACTGGGGTGTTCCTGAAGCCATCGTCACCGACAACGGCGCGGACTACGTGTCACACCAGTTCAAGAGCGTGGTGCGCAGCCTGGACATTGATCAGCGGCTGTGCCTGCCCTTTGCGTCTGAGCAGAAGGGCACCATTGAGCGTGCCTTGAAGACCATGAGCCACAGTATTGTGGAAATGCTGCCCGGCTACATCGGCCACAGCGTGGCTGATCGCAAGGTGATTGAGGGCCGCAAAAGCTTCGCCCAGCGCATCATGTCGAAGGATGAGGTGGTGGAAGTGAGCCTGACGTCCGAAGAGTTCCAGAAGCTGCTGGACGACTGGGCCGACTATGCGTATGGCCGGGACCCGCACAGTGGCCTGGACGGCCGCAGCCCCTTTGAGGTGGCCGCCGCCTGGAAAGAGCCGGTCAACAAGATACACGATGAGCGCGCCCTGGACCTGCTGCTGGAAGAGATTGGCGGCTGGCGCACGATCACCAAAAAAGGCATCCGTTTTGAGAACCACCAGTACGACGCCCCGGAGCTGTTTGAGCACGTGGGTAAGCAGGCTGAGCTGAAGCGTGATGAGCAGGACATTGGCCGTCTGACGGCCTACGTGGACGGCGAGTTTGTGGCGGTGGTCGAGTGCGCCGAGCTGCTGGGGATCTCTCGCAAGGACCGGGCCCGAGCTGCCCAGCAGTTCCAGAAAGAATTCCTGAAGTCGCAGCGTGAAGATTTCGGCCAGTTCCGCAAGAGCGTGAACAAGAACATTGGTGCGGTGGTGATGGATGCCCGGCGCAAAGAGGCGGAGAACGTCTCCATGATGCCGCATGCGGGTGTGAGCTACACCACCGACGGGCTTGAGCAGGCTGGCAAGGCCGCCCGCGCGCGCCGTACCGGAGCGCCTCAGGTTGATGCGCAGCAGCAAATGACGCCCGAGCAAAAAGCGAAATTCAAGGCGCAGTTTGAGGCCGAGAAAAACAAGCCCAAAGCGCCCGTAACGGCGATTGAATCGAATCGAGATAAGTATGAGCGGTGGGTGCGCCTGGACCGGCAGATTGCGGCGGGCCATGTGCCTTCAGACGCGGAGGCCCGGTTCCACAAGCACTTTCCCCAGTCTTCAGCCTACAAGTCCCAGAAAACGTTTTATGCGGACTTTAACCTGCAAGTAAAGGACGCCTAACCGGCGTTTAAAGAAGTGCGCCCGTGTATCGGCACGGGCGCGATGATGTCAATCCGATGGAGTACTGACATGACAACGCAACAAAGTTTGACGCAAAACCTCAACCCGGTCAATCCACACAGCGGCCTGACCACCGCCCCGTTGCAGAACGTGGGGCTGTGCAACGAAGCCCTGGAGCGTGCCCTGGATCGACCGGCGCACCTGCCCGGCCTGGTTGCATTCTATGGGCCGTCCGGCTGGGGCAAGTCCACCGCCGCCGCCTACTGTGCCAACCGGCACCGGGCCTACTACGTGGAGTGTAAAAGCTCCTGGACCAAGAAGGCCTTGTTGCTGGCCATCATCACCGAGATGGGCATTGCCCCCGCCAAGACGCTGTACGAGATGGCGGACCAGATCAGCGAGCAGCTGGTGCTGAGCCAACGGCCGCTGATCATTGATGAGATGGATCACATCGTCAGCAAGAAGGCGGTCGAAGTGGTGCGCGACATCTACGAAGGCAGCAACGCCGCCATTCTGCTGATTGGTGAAGAGATGCTGCCGGCCAAGCTGCGCGAGTGGGAACGGTTCCACAACCGCATGCTCTCCTGGGTGCCGGCACAGCCGTGCAACCTGGACGACGCTCAGGCACTGGCGCAGATGTATTGCTCAGAGGTGGCGATAGCGGATGATCTGATGTCCCGCATCTCTGATGTATCGAGAGGGGCTGCCCGTCGGATCTGCGTCAATCTGGAATCGGTACGCCAGGCGGCATTGTCTGACGGGCTGGACTTCATTGATTTGGCCACCTGGGGTGACCGTCCACTCTACAGCGGCGAAGCGCCGAAGCGGAGGGTGTGATATGCGCAAGCTGCCACTGGGCCGCAAAGCGGCACACCTCACCGCCGACAAGAAACGCCCGCAGGGCCGCCAGGTGATGTGGGAGGCCATTCGGGCCATACGCACCTTCACCATTCAGGATCTGGAGATAAAGACAAACATCACCCAGGGCACCTTGCGCACCTACGTCATGGGTCTGCAGCGCGCCGGGTATCTGGACCGCCAGGAGCCGGAGCGCAAAAACAACCGGTACGGACCCGTGCGCTGGACTTTGATTAATGATGTGGGCGTAGAAGCGCCCCGGGTTACCCGGGACGGCCGTCACGTTACCCAGGGCCGGGGTCGTGAACAGCTCTGGCGCACCATGCGCATCATTGGGCAGTTCACCTTTCACGAGCTGGCCGTTCAGGCCAGCACTGAGGAACTGGTGGTGGCGCCGGGTGAGGCGAACTTCTACTGCCAGTACTTGCACCGCGCCGGGTATCTGGTCTGCATGGAAAAGGGTGGCCCCAACAAGGCCGCCCGGTACCGCTTACTCAAGACCCGTTACACAGGCCCGCAAGCCCCACAGATTCAACGGGTACGCCAGGTGTGGGACCCGAACACCGAGCAGGTGGTATGGACACCGGAGGGCCAGACCGATGAGTGATTGGATGGAAGTACTGCGTGAGGAATGCAAACACACCAGCCAGAACCGCATGGCGCAACGCTTGGGGGTGTCGTCGTCCATGGTGAGCCAGGCACTGAAAGGGGTTTACCCCGGCGACCTGAGCAAGCTGCAGCGCCGCGTGGAGGGCGAGCTGATGGGGTCGTCGGTTAACTGTCCGGTGTTGGGTGAGATCTCGACCCGCGAATGCCTTGATTGTCAGCGCCGACCGTTTGCCGCAACCAACGCACAGCGTGTGCGTCTTTATCGGGCCTGCCGTAGTGGATGCCCCAATAGTCAGTTAGAGAGGTTGAATGATGTCAATTGATAAGCCCCAGGTTGTCCAGCAGATGTGTGATCGGACCACCACCATATCGGTACGCACAGACACGCGCTTACTGCCGGACCTTCCTATCACGGTGGAAACCCATACGGAATACGATGAGCGGTTGGGTGCTACCCCAGACTGGACACGGGTGGCGTTGAGTTTGGGGGATGCTCGTGCGCTTCAGCATGCCCTGCTGACAGCTATAAATGAGGCCGAGAAAAACGGCTCGGGAGGTGCGGTATGAACACACACAGCGACGAACACATTGAATACTGGGGTGAGGTTTTCATCAAAGAGCGCTTGTACCGCCGTCGCGGTCTGCCGTTCGGCGTGTTCATCTCAGACCCTGATGCCTATCTGAAGCAAGACGCCGAGGCCGGTGATGAGGTGCTGCCGTTCATGACGGCCCAGAAGGCCACCGCCGAAAGCCTGGCAGAGGCTGAGCGCGACGATCAGGAGCTGCTGCAGGAAGACGCTGAGGTCGAGATCGCGCATCTGCCGCGCCGCAATGGCTATGTGGTGGAGCAGATGCGCCACCGCCGGTACCCGCGCCGCACGGCTGGCAACTTCTGGTTGCGCCAGAAGCGGAAAGTGGGAGGTGTGCACCATGGCTGAGGCAGTATTGCAGTTGCTGGCCAAGCGCAAACAGGCCAGCCCCTTTGACGTTTGTGAAGCGCTGGACCTGGCGCCCCGCGTGGCGGTTGATCGCCTGTTCACCCTGGAGCGCATGGGGTGGGTTAGCTACACCGTTGACGACCAGTTACGGATCCAGTTTCACGTGATTGAGACGCAAGGCACATGCGATTGCTGCGGCCTGTACGACCACCACCGGGTGGCTGGCCTGTGCGTCCCGTGCCTGGACAAAAGCTCAGGCCTGGACCGCACCCCTGCGGTTCCGGCCGTGGCCACCACACTTAAACAACCTGAGGTTGAATGTCATGACTGAACAACACACCCACGACCAGATCCCCGCCGGTTATCTTATGAACGCCTCCGGCCACCTGGTGCCTGAAAGCCAGGTGCGTGAGCAGGACAAGCTGCGCGACCAGATCGCCCGTGATCTGGTGGAGGAAGCGTTGAAGCTGAACAGCCGGCTCGGTGAGTTCAAGCGCCGGGCACTGGATGAGATTGCGGACCTGGTGTCGATCAGTGCCGAGCGGTACGACGTGAAGATGGGCGGCCGCAAGGGCAATGTGAGCATTGCCACCTACAACGGCGAGTACATGGTGAAGCGCAGTTATGCCGAGCTGATCGGATTTACCGAAGAGCTGGAGACCGCTAAAGAGTTGGTGAACCAGTGCATTATGCGCTGGAGCGAAGGTGCTAACGACAACATCCGCGCCCTGGTCGACCGCGCGTTTCGCACCGACGCCAGAGGGCAGATGAAGACCACGGCGATTTTAGAGCTGCTGCGGCTGGAGATTGACGACGACGAATGGCAGCGGGCGATGGAGGCGCTGAAGGATTCGATCCAGTCACAGGGCACGGCGGTGTATGTGCGCATCTATCGGCGTGACAGCAAAACCAACAAGTATCTGCCGGTACCGCTTGACCTGGCGGCGGTGTAAGGAGGTGAGCATGCAGAACCCATTCATGGATCAGAGCGGCCATGGCGCCGTGGATGTCGAGTCTCGCCTGGACCTTGTGAAGCGTTTCGACGTGGATCAGCTGCGGGCGGCCCTTGCGGTACCGCACCTGCAGAAGTCGGTGGTTAACCGCATACACAGTCGGCTGAATAAGCTGCGTAAGGAGGCCGCTCATGGATAAGTGGAAGCAACTGGAGGAGAAGCTGCAGGGCGTCTCATCGGGTGCCGACGTGCTTGCTGACGGGTATACCGTCAACCTGCGCAAGCGGCTGTACAAAGAACGCCTGGTGATTGAGGTTGGCGTAGAGGGAGAAGTAAAGCGCGAGTGGTGGGAGGTCGATGCCGACCGCAAACCAAAGCACCCCGAGGGGCGTTTCTGGCGACCCGTGAAAACCCGCGCCTACTCGCTCAAGGACTACAAGAAGATCAAGAGTGCATTCGGCAAACGGAAGGCGGACCAAATGACTGCACTGAAGGTGGTGGCCTTAATGCCCTGGTGGAACAGCCCGCGCACACTGATCGCTCACCTGAAGCGTGAGTTCCCGGACCTTGAGCTGACAGAGGAGTCTGCCCAATGACAGCCCAAGCCGACAAGCGCCGCCGCGAACTCGCCCAAATCCACCTGGCCGCCAAGCAACTGGGCATGGACGAAGACACCTACCGGGGCATGCTCGAGCGTGTTGCCGGCGTCCGCTCTGCGGCCCTGCTGACGGTGGCTGGCCGCCAGCAGGTGCTGGACCATTTGCGCAGTGCCGGCTTCAAGGCCAAGCCTCGCAAGCGAGTGGCGCAACACCCAGGCACGCCACACAACCTCAGCCGAGTTGAGCAGCTGCAAAAAATTGAGGCGCAACTGGCCGAGATGAAATTGTCCTGGGCTTATGCCGATGCGATCGCAAAACGCCAGGCCGGTGTCGAGAAGGTGGCATGGGTGCGTCAGCCCAAACACCTGAGCGCCATCATTGCTGCGCTGCACGTTGAGCAAGAGAAGCGCGCGCTGCTGAGTGAAGTGGATGACAGCCTGCGGCAACTGGGCCTGAACCGTGAAGACTTTGCGGCCATGAACACTCAACTGGGCAAAGGCTGGGAGCGCAACCGGCGCACCCTGCGCCAGGTGTGCAGCCACCTGTCTGAGCAGATCACCCAGCGAGCCCTGCAGGAGCACTGATCATGAACGCCTACCAAAGCCTCAGCGCCGACAACCTGCCAGAAAGCCTGGCCGAGATTGTTGATGCCATTGGCCTGGAGTCGGCCCTCAAGCTGGTGGAAGCTTTGCCGGGCGTGCGTGTGTATGTGCCACAACAAATGCCAGCTGATCACCAGCTGGTGACCATACTGGGCCAGGAGGCAGCAATGTTATTAGCGGAACACTTTGGCGGCGAGGCGTTGAACGTCGCCCGTTGCCTGCATGCCCTGCGCGGCGTGCGCAATACGGAGATCTGGCAGGCGCGCCATCTGGGCGCCGCGCGCCTGGCGTTGCGGTTCGGGCTGACAGAGCGCCAGGTGTACAGTATTCTGGCGCAGGTCCACGCCAATCAGGATCAGATGGATCTGTTTTCAACCGACACCACCGAAAGTGAGGTATAGCGACCATGCACCCCAATCAGAAAAACCGCCACGACCTGTTGGTGATGTTTTATGACCGACTGCAAGCAGAGTGCCGGCCAGGCAATTACCGAGCGGGCTGGATTGCTGAGAACGATCTGCGTAGCGCGTTTGCCGGAGACATCGACTTTCACCTGGTGGCATTGCAGAAGCTCGGCCAGATTGAGCGCAGCGGTTATCAGTTTTCCATTACCGGCAAAGGCATTCTGGCCGTAGAGGCCGAGGCTGGCCAATAAGCCGGTTTGTTATTCTCCCCCGGTCGCGCTAATCTGTGCGCGAACCTGGCTCGGTTATCAGTCTGCCGGCACCCGTTGAGCCAACCGGGCCGGCCACCCACCTAAGCCTCTGCTGAAGCCCTTCAGCTTATTTTGACCCCCTCGCCCCGCTACCGTCAGGGGCATGAAGACACTACTGAAATACCTCACCCTTGTTGTTGCAAATCCTTTCCTGCTGCTGGCCGGTGCGTTGGCGGTTCCCATCACCTGGGCGGCGTTTCCGGATGCTCTGCCTGCGGTGGCGCTGGGCGTGTTCGTCTGGACGATTATTGTGGCTGTGGGCTACTGGTGCGTTAGTCACATCGACCAGATGCGCGCCTGGCCGTGGCTACTGTCGGGCGTCGTGTTTGCCGGCATCGTCGCCTGGCTGGCCCCGCATCAGATTGGCGTGCTCGTGTGGTCACTCAGCAAGTTGGGCCTGGGGGCGTACCTGGGCTACTGGATCGACCGCAGTGTGTTTCACTACGCCCGGCCGGGCATGCTCTTCGACATCGCCAATTCACTAGCCCGCCAAGATCAGACGCAAGGCGCGCAAGCCATGCGCCACCAGGCCAGCCTTGCCACACTCCGGCGCGTCGGCATCATGGCCGCTGCCATTCTGGCACTGGGCCTGGGGGTCTAGCGTGATGATCCGCATGGTTTGGTCTGTGCTGGTATTGCTGCTGGTGAGTTGTGCCCCGGTCAACGCCGAGCCGATCCCGTCCGCTGCCAAGGGTCATCAGCGCGAGCTGACCCGTCTGGCGCAACAGGAGTTCGGCCTGAATGCGCCGGTGGCTTTGTTCGCGGCACAGATCCACCAGGAGTCCACCTGGCGGCCTGACGCCCGCAGCCCCTTTGCCAATGGTCTGGCCCAGTTCACCCCCGACACTGCCGAGTGGATCGCCCAGGCGTACCCGTCTCTGGGCCGTGCCGCGCCGTTCAGTCCGGCGTGGTCGCTGCGCGCCATGCTGGTCTATAACCGCCACATTAAACAGCGCATAAACCCCGTTTACGACGCCGCTATACCCGCTTGTGATCACTGGGCCATGACCCTGTCTGGTTACAACGGCGGCCCCGGCTGGGTGTCCCGTGACCGTCGCCTGGCTACGGAGGCGGGCGACAACCCCGACCGCTGGTTTGACCATGTGGAGCACCACACCGCGCGCGCTGATTGGGCGCGCACGGAAAACCGTCATTACCCACGGCGCATTCTGCTGGAGCTTGAACCCACCTACCGACGTGCCGGCTGGCATGGGGGTGCCGTATGCCCGTGAGACTGTTGGGTGGCGCCCTGGTGAAGTGGTTGGGTGGCGGCACCATTGTCGCCGTTGTGCTGGGGGGCGTGGGCTTCCTGTATCACGGGTACCAGACCAACCGCCTTGAGCGCGCCGTCACTGAGGCCGAGGCCACGGTGCTGCTGCATCGCTCTGAGGCGGTCGACCTGCGCAGCCGGGTGAGTGACCTGCAGCGCGACCTTGGCCAGTGGCAAGCGGCCGCCGACGAATCCCAAGCCCGTGCTGAGGCACTGCGCGAAGAGCTGCAGGCCAGCCGTGACACGGTGCGAAACATGAATGCCAGGCTCGCCGCCGGAGAGCGCGCCTACCGGGCACTCAATGAGCGCATCCGAGCCGCGCCGGCTGAGGCCGATGGGCCGGTGGCGCCGGTGCTGCGCGATACGCTGGAGGCTCTGCCATGAAGGCACTGGCCCTGGCGTTGGTCGCCGTGGTGCTGACAGGGTGCGGGACCATGCCCGGACCCGAACCAACACCGCCACCGCCCGCACAACCGCTGGTGTTCTGTGTGGTGCCGGCGGGCCTGCTGGTGGCACCGGAAGCCCCTGACCGGCCGCAAGGCGACTACAGCCAGCGCGATGTGGCGCGGTACCTGTCAGACCTGCATGCGTGGGGCAGCGAGGGCTGGCAGCGCATTGACGCAATAGACGAATGGAGTGAGCACTGTGTTCAACGAAGCGGACTACGAACGGGCACAGGCCCTGCAGCAGAGAGAGATTGACACGGCGGTGGCCCGGCACCGTGCCGACCACAACCAGGTCGGAGAAGGCGAGAGCCATTGTCTGGACTGTGGGGATGAGATCCCCGAGAAACGACGGCTGTCTGTGCGCGCTGAGCTGTGCCTGGACTGCCAGACAAGACTGGAAAAGCGCAATCGGATGAGGAAGTGAATGGACACGGTAGATGCAAACACGGCGCGGCTGATTTGGGACGTCACGCAAACCATCATTATGGCGATCATCGCCATCTATGTGTGGTGGACCACCCGAACCCGCGCCACCACGTCGGCTATTCAGAAAGTGGATGAGCGGGTGACGGAAGTGCAGTCACACGTGGACCGGGTGGAGAGCGCGGTGAGTAACCGGCCAGGGCACGACGATCTGGAAAAGCTCCGCAACGAAGTGTCCAGCACGAACCGGCACCTGGCTCAGGTGTCGGCGGAGTTGCAGGCCACGACCCAGCTATTGGGCCGCCTGCATGAATACCTATTATCAGAGAAGGGGCAACGATGAGTTACCAGGATTTTGAGACCGACGGCCGGCGCCTGGGAATATTGCGTATTCTCTCGCGCCGCAACCTGTTCACCACCAACGAGTACTCGCTGACCGATGAGCTGCAGCAGGCCTATGGCCACCATGTGAGCCGTGACCGCCTGCAGGGCGATCTGGCCTGGCTGGAAGAGCAAGGCCTGGTGATTACTCAGCAGCCGCGCGCCGGCTGGCTGGCCACGCTGACATCGCGCGGCAACGACGTCGCCAGCGGTGCCGCCCAGGTGCCCGGTGTGGCCCGCCCGCGCCCCGGAGTACTCTGACATGCCCAAGCGCTCAAAGGTGTACGACCTGCCACCGGAGGTCCGCGATGAGCTGAACAAGCAGCTCGTGGGCACCGGCTTTCAGGGTTACGACGGCCTGGCCAACTGGCTGAGCGATCAGGGCTTTCAGGTGTCGCGTTCTGCCGTGCATCGCTACGGCAAGGACCTGCAGGAAGAGTTCGAGATGGCTATGGGCGACGTGCGCAAAACGACCGAGATGGCCAAGGCGTGGGCGGATTCTGATGAAGACACTCAGGGTGCACTCATGGGCGCGACCGCCCAGATGGTTCAAGAGAACCTAATGCGCATCACCATGGCGCTGCGCAAGTCTGAGGATGAGCCAGAGAAAGCCGCCAAGCACATGGCCACGGTCAGTCATGCCCTCGCTGACCTGGGGCGCATGTCCCTGGGCCAGAAGAAGTGGGCGCGCGAGGTGCGCAAAGAAGTGGCCACCGAGGCCGCCAACAAGGCCGCCGAGTTCGCCAAGAAGGGCGGCATGTCCAAGGCCCTGGTGAGCAACCTGCGCAAAGAGCTGTTGGGGATTGCTGAATGACGACCGTCGATACCGTATTGCCCGCCACCCACAGCACCGACGGACCCCCGCCGGTGCTGTTGCCTTACCAGCAGCTGTGGGTCGCCGACGACAGCCAGCTCAAGGTGAGTGAGAAGTCACGGCGTACCGGCCTCACCTGGGCCGAAGCGGCGGACGATGTGCTGATTGCCGGCGCGGCCAAAGAGGCCGGCGGCATGAACGTCTATTACATTGGCTACAACCAGGACATGGCGATTGAATACGTGGAGGCCGTGGCCATGTGGGCGCGGGTGTTCAACCACGCGGCGTCTGCCGTGGATGAGGGCCTGTGGGACGACGGTGAAGACGGTGACAAGCACATCAAAACCTTCACGGTGCGGTTCCCCGAGAGCGGTCACAGAGTAGTCGCGCTGTCCAGTCGTCCGGCGAACTTGCGCGGCAAGCAAGGCGTGGTGGTCATAGACGAGGCGGCGTTCCATGACAAGCTGGGCGAGCTGCTCAAAGCCGCGCTGGCCCTGTTGATCTGGGGTGGCAAGGTGCGGGTGATCAGTACCCACAACGGCGATCAAAACCCCTTTAACCAGCTCATAAATGATTTGCGCGCCGGCCGCCGCAAAGGCTCGGTGCAGCGCATTGAGTTCAAAGAGGCGATCAGCCAGGGCCTGTACCAGCGGGTGTGTCTGCGCCTGGGTATTGAGTGGACGGCTGAGGCCGAGGCGGAGTGGATGGAAAACGTCTACAGCTTCTACGGCGACGACGCCCAGGAAGAGCTGGACGTGGTACCTGCCGAGGGCTCCGGCAACTGGCTGCCACGGGCGCTGATCGAAGCCCGCACGGCCACCATCCCCGTGCTGCGCCTGAAGAAAGACGACGGCTTCAAGCACTGGCACCAGGCGGCACGCCGCGCCGAGATTCACGACTGGTGTGAAGCGCACCTGAAGCCATTGCTGGTCCAGTTGCCTGACAACCTGTGGATGGCCCTGGGTGAAGACTTTGGGCGCAGCGTCGACCTCACGGTGCTGGTGCCATTGATCATCAGCCAGGACCTGGTGCGCCGCACCCCCTTTGTGGTGGAGTTGGCCAACATTCCCTTTCAGCAGCAGGAACAAGTCCTGTTTTACATTTGCGATCGCTTTCCGCGTTTCCAGGCGGCCAAGCTGGACGGCACCGGCAACGGCGCGTACCTGGCGGAGGTGACCGCGCAGCGTTACGGCTCGCATCGGGTCGAGGAAGTGAAGCTGTCCGAGGGCTGGTACCGGGAGCATATGCCCCCGCTCAAGGCCGCGTTTGAAGACGGCACCATTGAGATTCCGGCTGACAGCTTCATTGTCGATGACCTGCGCGCGGTGACCGTGGTGAATGGCGTGGCCATGGTGCCGCGCAACAGTCGCCAGGACGGTCGCCACGGGGATGCCGCTGTGGCCTACGCGTTGGCCTACGCCGCCAGCCGCCAGGACCCGGCCCCCATTGAATACACCGCTGTGCCGAAAGCGGCCAGCCGCTGGGACGCACACGAAGACGACGCGTCTGAATTTTCGATACCGGAGAAAGGTGCATGGTAGACCAAAGCAACACCGGCCTGGTGGATCATCGGGGCCGACCCATCCGCCGCGCCACGCTGGCCAAAGAGCCACAGACCGCCAACGTCGGTCACCTGGCGCGAGAGTTTGGCGACCACCCCAGCCGGGGCCTGACGCCCGCCAAGCTGTCGCGCATTCTCAACGACGCCGAGCGCGGCGACCTGACTGCCCAGGCGCGCCTGGGTGAGGACATGGAAGAGAAGGACGCCCACCTGTTCGCCGAGCTGTCCAAGCGCCGTGGTCAGCTGCTGGGGCTGGACTGGGACCTGCAGCCGCCGGTGGATGCCACCCCGGCGGAGCAGAAAGACACCGCCCGCATCGAGGCCATCATTCGTGACCTGGACTGGGAGGACATCATCAACGACGCGGCGGCGGCGATCCTGCACGGCTACAGTTGCCAGGAGATTGTGTGGGACCGCTCCGGTGGCGAGTGGCGGCCCCAGGCCGTGGAGTACCGCCAGCCCGACTGGTTCATGATGCAGCCCGAAGGCCGCAACGAGCTGCTGCTGCGCACCCTGGACGGCCTGGGTGAGCCGCTGCGCCCCTGGGGCTGGATAGTGCACGAGCACAAGGCCAAGAGTGGGTACCTGGCGCGTGGTGGCCTGGCGCGCATTCTGGCCTGGCCGTACCTGTTCCGGAACTATTCGGCGCGCGACTTCGCCGAGTTCCTGGAGATCCACGGCCTGCCCATGCGCATTGGTAAATACCCGGCGGGTGCCAACGACACCGAGAAGGCCACCCTCATGAAGGCCGTGGTGGGCATCGGCCACGCCGCTGCCGGGGTGATTCCCCAAGGCATGGATATTGATTTTGAAGAGGCCGCGAAGGGGTCCAGCGATCCCTTCATGGCGATGATGCACTGGGCCGAGCAGTCGATGTCGAAAGCCATTTTGGGCGGCACCCTGACCAGCCAGACCAGTGAGTCGGGTGGCGGTGCGTACGCCCTGGGCGAAGTCCACAACGAAGTGCGCCACGACATTGCCCGCAGTGACGCCCGCCAGATTGCCCGTACCCTGAGCCGCCACCTGGTGGAGCCGCTGGTGCGGTTGAACACCACCATGCAGCGCCTGCCGCAGTTTCAGTTTGACACCGGCCAGGCGGAAGACATGGGCCGCTATTCAGAGGCCCTGCCCAAGCTGGTGACGGTGATGGACATTCCCGCCCGCTGGGCGCACGACAAGCTGCGCATCCCCATGCCAGAGGGCGATGAGCCGCTGCTGCGGGTGCCCGAGAAAGCGCCCAGCCCCAGCCCCTGGGGGCAGGCCCGCGCCAACCTGCCAGCGCACACGGCCGCCCTGACCACGCAGCCCCTGGACGACCCCGACGATCTGCCGGCGCAGTGGGCCGAGCGCCTGCAGACCGAAGGTGCCGATGCTATGGCGGGTCTGATGGAGCCCGTGCGGCAGTTGCTGCAGTCGGTCAGTTCGCTGGAAGAGTTTCGGGATCGGCTGGTCGACCTGTACGACGACATGCCCGAAGAGCAGCTGGCCCGCATCATCCACCTGGCCACCAGCGCCGCCGAGCTGGCAGGCCGTGATCAGATCCAGGAGGAAGGCTGATGGCGGTCAAGTACGGCAGTCTGCCATTCGAGGAGGCCATCACCTTTTTGCGCAACAAGGTGTCGATACCCACCGAGCGCTGGACCGACGTCTGGCGCGATCAGCATGATGTGGGGTTCATGGTTGCCGGCGCGACCAAAGCGGACCTGATCAATGACTTATTCCAGGCTGTTGATAAGGCGGCATCACAAGGCACCACACTGGAGACCTTCCGTCAGGACTTTGATGAGACGGTGGCCACCTACGGCTGGGAGTACAACGGCTCGCGCAACTGGCGGACCCGCGTGATCTATGAGACGAACCTGCGCACCGCGCAACAGGCGGGGCGTCATGCCCAGCTGACGGATCCAGATGTGCAGGCCCGTCGACCCTATTGGCAGTACCGTCACGGCGGCAGCGCCGACCCGCGCCCCGAACACCTGGCGTGGGACGGCATGGTGCGCCCTGCGGATGACCCAATATGGGACTTAATTTCTCCACCTAACGACTGGGGCTGCAGCTGCAAGGTCATGGCCTTGTCTGAGGCCGACCTGGAGAGCATGGGAATTACCGTCAGTAAGCCGCTGGTCCTGGAGACCTATAAGCACGTAAACAAAGCCACCGGTGAAGTCACGCAGGTGCCGGTGGGCGTGGGGCCCGGCTGGGACTACGCGCCGGGTCGCAGTGTAGCGGCGCGCACGCGCGACCACGTGGCGAAAAAGGCCAGGCGTTTGCCGGACGCGCTGGCCCGGCGCCTGATGACGTCGGTCAGTCGGGCGGCCGATCGGGACCCCGGCCCCGCACCAGGTGATCGCTGATGGCGGGCGTACACATCCAGGTGGACACCCGCGAGGTGTCGCAAGCCCTGGAACGCCTGGTGCGCTTTGGTCGCCGCCCCGATGCGGCGCTGAAAGACGTGGGCGAATACATGCAGCGCTCGGTGGACGATCGCTTTATCAGCCAGACCGACCCCGACGGCCAGGCCTGGGCCCCGAACACGGCGGCCACGCTGTTGCGCAAGCGCAACCCCAAGGTGCTGCATGAAAGCACGATCCTGCGCGGCTCCATCCATTACCAGGTGAGCGGTGGTGAGCTGCGCCAGGGTACGCCCATGATCTACGGTGCGGTGCAGCAGCTCGGTGCCGGCAAGGGCGACTTCGGCAAGACCAGTAAGGGCGGCCCGATACCCTGGGGCGACATCCCGGCCCGGCGGTTCCTGGGCTTCTCTACTGGCGACCGGGGTGAGATACTCAGGCTGCTGGAAGAGCACGGCACTGGCGCGTGGTCTGGGCGGTAGTCCGACAGCCGATACGCTGGCTCGATAACGCATCAATAATGGCGTATATTGGCCTCACTGGCCGGCCGGTTTGTCAGTGACCTGTCTAGCCAGTGGCAAACATCGCCGTTAAACAGGTGTTAAACAGGCTAGCGCAAGCGCAACGCTTTTGCGTGACCCAACGCACCGCCAGAGCCTAGATCGTCTCTGAGGGCTTCTCAGAGGCCCGTCACAAAAACCCCCTTTGCGCCACCCCTCTCTATGCTGAAGCCCTTCAGCTTCATCGCCCGTGTGGGACGGCCCATAGTGGCCCCATGAAAAAGACAACCCGATTCCAAATTGCCGCGCTAGCGGCCCGCATTCGATCTGCCGGCACCGAGGTTCAACTCATGCCGGCAGGCTGGTTTGAGGCCCGTGATGGCCGCGACGGTGGCCGCTGGTACCTGGACGCCGCGCTGGCCAACCAGGTGATTGCGTTGGCCACCGCCCGCCAGACCCCCTTTGTGATTGACTACGAACACCAGACCCTGCACGCCGACACCAGCGGCCAGCCGGCCCCGGCGGCGGGCTGGTTCACTCGCTTGGAGTGGCGCGAGGGCGACGGCCTGTACGCCACCGATGTGCAGTGGACCGCCAAGGCGTCGGCGTACATCAGCAACGATGAGTACCGATACCTGTCCCCCGTGTTTGCGTTTAACCCCGAGAACGGTGCGGTGCAGGAACTATTCATGGCGGCGGTGACCAACAACCCCGCCATTGATGGCATTGCCGACCTGGCAGCTGCCCGCTTCAACCTCAACTCTGATCAACCCCCCAATGAGGAGACCACACCCGTGGATGAAAAAACCCTGAAACTGCTGGGGCTGTCGAAAGACGCCACCGAGGCAGAGATCAGCGCGGCCGTGGCGGCGCTGAAAGCAAAGACCGATGGCGCAGCGGTGCTGAACGCCAAAACGCTGGAAGCCCTGGGACTGAAGGAAGACACCGACCCCGAGGCGGTGAACACAGCGGTCACTGCACTGGCAGCGGCGCGCACCGAGCACGCGGCACCGGGCGAACCGGACCCGACGAAGTTCGTGCCCATTGCCGCCGTGCAGGACCTGCAGGGCCAGATTGCCGCGCTGCGCGCTGACCACACCGGCAAGGAAGTGGATAGCCTGGTGGCGGAAGGCCTGGCCGACGGTCGCCTGACGAAGGGCCTGGAGTCCTGGGCGCGCGACCTGGGCAAAAAGGACGTGGCCGCGCTGCGGTCGTTTTTGGGTTCGGCCCAGCCCATTGCGGCGCTGTCGGGCACCCAGACCAACGGCCGCGAGATGCCGGACACCAACACCAAGCTCACCCCGTCGGAGATGGCGGTGTGCAAGGCCACGGGCGTCTCGCACGCACAATTTCTGAAAGCTAAAGAGGCTCAGCAAGCATCATGATTATCACTCCTGACATTCTCACTGCGTTGATGACCACCTTTCGGGCGGACTTCGACGAAGGCACGGCGATGGCCGACCCCGCCTGGAACAAGGTAGCCACTCTGGTGCGCAGTTCCAGCAAGTCCAACACCTACGGCTGGCTCGGCCAGTTCCCCGGTTTTCGGGAGTGGGTAGGCGATCGCCAGGTCAACGACATGGCCGCGCACGGCTATCAGATCACCAACAAGCTGTGGGAGTCCACCGTGGGCGTGCAGCGCACGGACATCGAAGACGATGAGCTGGGCATCTACTCGCCGCTGTTCCGTGAAGCGGGGCGGGCGTCGGCAGTGCATCCGGACGAGCTGGTGTTTGCGCTGATCAAGTCTGGCCACACCGAGCTGTGCTACGACGGTCAGAACTTCTTTGACGACGAACACCCGGTGTACCCGAAAGTCGATGGCACCGGTACACCGGATCTGGTGAGCAACCAGGACATTCCGGCCACCGACCCCGGCACCGCCTGGTACCTGCTGGACACCAGCCGCGCCTTGAAGCCGTTCATCTTCCAGGAGCGCACTCCGCATAACTTCCAGGCACTGACGGATGAGACCGACCAGAACGTGTTCATCCGCGATGAGTACCTGTACGGCGTGCGGGCGCGCAGCAACGTCGGTTTCGGTTTCTGGCAGATGGCCTACAAGAGCCAGCAGCCATTGAACGCCGCGAACTACGCCGCCGCTCGCCAGGCCATGTCCAGCCAGAAGGCCGACGGTGGCCGTCCACTGGCGGTGAAGCCCACCATGCTGGTGGTACCGCCGTCCCTGCGCAGTCAGGCCGACGAAGTACTGAAGGCCGAGCGCCTGGCCAACGGGGCGACCAACACCCTGGCCAACACGGCAGAGCTGCTCGAAACCCCCTGGATCATGTAAGGACGGACTAGATGGCGACCACTAAGAAGCGTCAGACGGGCGGCACCAAAGCCGCCGCGTCTGCCCAGAAAAAAGCGGAAGCGGCCAACACCGCGACCGACCCGAAGACGCCCGATCCGGAGTCGAAGGCTGCGGACGCCACTGCTGCGGTGGCTACGGATACCACCCCGGCGAGCGAAAAGCCTGAAGGTGAAGGCGGCCAGGATCAGCCGAACACCCACAGCCCGGACCCGGCCGCAACGGACGCGGCCACCACGGATGGCTCTGACAAGACGGCTGATGCGTCGGATGCAGACGGCGAGGCCAAGGCCAAGGCGGACGCTGAAGCGGTTTTTGCCCAGGCTGAGGCTGACGCCAAGGCCAGGGCCAAGGTCCAGGCAGAAGCCGACGCCGCCGCAAAAGCGGAGGAGGAAGCAGAAGCCAAAGCGAAGGCGAAAGCCAAGGCCGAGGCGGGCACGATCGCCGTGCGTGTCCGCACCAAAGCCGAACGCCACTTTCGTGCCGGCATTGAAGTGACCCGCGCCGAGCGGGACGTGGAAGTGACGCCAGCGCAGCTGGCGAAGCTGGAAGCTGATCCGCACGTGATGGTGAAAGCGCTGTGAGTTACGCCGAGCTGGAAGACTTGCAGGCGCGGTTCGGTGACGCGGAGCTGGTCCAGTTAACGGACGTGACGGGGAGTGGTGAGATCGACATCGCCCCGATCGAGCGCGCCCTGGACGACGCCACCGCCGAGATCGACGGTTACCTGTCTGCCCGGTACCAGTTGCCGCTGGCGTCGGTGCCGGTGGTGCTGGTGCGGCTGTGTGCGGACATGGCGCGCTACTACCTGCACGACGATCACGCCCCGGACCAGATCACTGAGCGTCACAAGGCGGCGGTGCAGACGCTGCAGCGCATCAGCAAGGGCGAAGTCTCTCTGGGCATGGACGCCGCTGGCGAATCACCACAAACCGCTGACGGTGCCGAGATGGTGTCAGGCGGTCGGGTCTGGGCCCGTGAAGACAGCAAGGGGTACATCTGATGCCGGGCGACCTGTACAGCTTTGAACCGGTACAGGATGCCATTCTGGCAGCGGCCAAGGCCGCGTTGCCAGGGCTGGTGATGTGTGAGCCCTACGCGGGGCAATTTGGCCAGGACGGCCCGAGCCGGGGGCGCATGGCCACGCCGGGTTTTTTTCTGGCGGCACTGGATGCGCCACCGGCTACTGAGCAGCCAGGGGAAGGCCGGATTGCGTTTGAGGTGCGGTGGGCAGCGTATTGCCTGTCGCGCAACGCCGGCGGGGCTGCCGACCGGGGCCGGGACGCCATGGCCCTGGCCACCCAGTGGGCGGTGCAGGTTCAGGATGCCCAGTGGGGCATGGCGCCCCAGGTGGAGCAGGCCGCCATTGAAGGCGTGCAAAACCTCTACAGCGCCGAGCTGGACAACAAGGGCTTTGGTCTGTGGGCCGTGACCTGGCGTCAGGTCATCAACCTGGGCGGCAGCATCTGGGCTGGCGACGATGTGACACCCACCGAGGTGTGGATAGGTCAGGACGGCGAAGCCTTTCCGGACGACTACGACGAACAAGACACGTAACGACCCTTTAAACCGAGGTTAATGGACGATGAAACAGCAAGAGCAACAGTACACAGTCAAAGCGCCCTTCCCTTGGCCGGGTCGTGCGTTGCGCAAGGGTGACGTGGTGACAATGCACCCACGCCAGGCGAAATACTTAACCGGCACCCACCTGGAGGTCACCGCACAGCGGACGGCCAGCAAGAAGGCCAGTGCCAAGAAAACGGAGGTGAAGAACGATGCCTGATTTTCTGCATGGGGTCGAAATAGTTGAAATGGAGGGCGGGCCGCGCACGATTGCGTTGTCGGCGTCTTCCGTGGTGGGCGTGGTGGGTACTGCGCCGGAGGCCGATGAGGCAGCGTTCCCGCTGAACGAACCGGTGCTGGTTGCCGGCAGCCGTACCAAGGCCGCTCAGTTGGGTACCGAAGGCACTTTGCCTGACGCCCTGGAAGACATTCTCAGTGTCACCGGTGCGCTGGTGGTGGTGGTGCGTGTTCAGGAAGGCCTGGACGACGCCGAGACCCGCAGCAATGTGATTGGTGGTGTGGACGCGGAGACCGACCAGTACCAGGGCATTACGGCCTTGCTGGCGGCCAAGTCGCAACTGGGCGTGACGCCGCGCATTCTGATTGCCACCGGTTTTACGCATCAGCGTGATGACGATCCCGAGAATCCGGGGCAGTTCCTGGCCAACCCCGTGGCCGCTGAGTTGATCAGTGCCGCCGGTCGCCTGCGCGGCATTGTGGTGATTGATGGCCCGAACACCACCGATGCGGATGCGTTGGCGGCGCGGTCGGACTTCTCCAGCCGGCGCGGGTTCTTTCATGACCCGTGGTACCGGGTGTGGGATACCGAGCTGAACATGGCCGTGACGCGCCCCAGCTCGGCCCGCCTGGCGGGTGTGATTGCCTGGAATGACAACAACCGCGGTTGGTGGACTTCGCCCTCTAACCAGGCGGTGCCGGGCATTGTCGGCCTGTCACGGGACATCGACTTCACCATGGGTGACCCCAATTGCCGGGCCAACCGGCTGAATGCCGATGAGATCGCCACCACGATTCAGGAAGACGGGTACCGCCTGTGGGGCAACCGCACCACCTCTGACGACCCGAAGTGGGCGTTTCTGGCGCATGTGCGCACGGCGGACATCATCAATGACTCCATTGTGACGGCGCACCGCTGGGCGGTCGACCGCAACATCACCAAGACGTACCTGGAAGACGTGGTGGGTGGCGTGCAGACGTTCATCAACCGCCAGGTGGCGCTGGGTCGGATTGCGGGCGGCACGTGCTGGGCTGACCCGGACCTGAATTCGCCAGAAGACGTGGCGGCGGGCCGTGCGGTGTTTGACTTCGACTTCTCACCCTTTGGTGTGGCTGAGCGCCTGACGTTCCGCAGCGCCATGGTGAACGATTACCTTGAGGAGATCCTCTGATGAAAGACGTAATGCGTAACGTCGCGGCCTTTGTTGATGGCCGCAACCACGCGGGAGACTTCAACAAGGTCACCCTGCCGGAGATCTCGGTACAGACCGAAGAGTTCCGCGCCGGCGGCATGGACGCCCCCACCGAGATGGACATGGGCATGGCCGCCATGCGGGTCACGCTGGAAGGCGAGACGGTGCCGGTGGCGGTGAAGAAACTCATGGGCCGCCCCGACATTCCGCTGACCCTGCGCGGCGCACTGATCGCCAGCGACGGCGAAGTGCGCGGCGCGACGGCTGAGCTGACGGGCCGGTTCATCACTGATAACGGTGGCGATTGGCAGCCGGGCTCCAAGGCCACCAGCACGCTGACCTTTGCCGCCAACACCTACGTGTTGCGCGTGGGAGGTGAGGAGATCTACGAGATCGACGTGGAGCGCATGGTGCGCAAAGTCGGCGGCGTGGATCAGCTGGCCAGCATTCGCGATGCCCTGGGCATCTAACGCACAACCTGAGGAGTGACGAACGGTGAAAATTGAAAACGGCCTGGCCGTCATCGAAAAACGCGACGACGTGGACATTGAAGAGCTGAAGGACGGACTGGCGGATCGGGTGGAGCTGGAGCTTCTGGCCCCGAAAGAGATCGGTGGCGAGATGCGGGACACCCTGGTGTTTGAAGAGCCCACCGGCGACCACATTGACCTGATGTTCAAGGCGGGCAGCCAGAAAGCCCAGGGCGAGGTGAGCTGGCGCATCATGGGTGACTGTGTGGGGCTGTCGGCAGCGGAAGTCAGAACGCTGGGGGGGCGGGACATTGCGCGCCTGACGGCGGTGCTCAGCTATTTTTTGCCCGATGTCCGAGCTGGTCGGATGTAAAGGAGATGGTCGCTGACATCGCCTTCATTTTTCACTGGCAGCCGGACTGGCTGCTGGGGCGCGGCGTCAGCGAATTGATGGACTGGCACGAGAAGGCAACGACTCGGCATCAGCAGGTTAATGGGGGGCAGTCAGAGTGAGTGCAGGCGGCAACATGGCATTGTCGGTATTGCTGCGGGTCAGGGATCAATTCTCTGGCCCGTTGCGCAATATCCAGACACGTCTGGGGGCGTTCCAGCGTCAGGCCCAGGTGATGGGCCGACGCATGGGCTTTGACCGCCTGACGGGCTCGCTGGCGTTGGCGGGACGGGCCAGCGGTGAGTTGTACCGCGCCACCGGCCGACTGGCCAGACGCCTGGCGTTTGTGGGTGCTTTGGGCGCGGCGTCGCTGGCTGGCATTGCGTTCACCACCGCCAGCTCTGGCGATGAGATGGCCAAATTTTCCGACCAGGTGGGCATGAGTGCCGACCAGTTGCAGCGCTGGCAGTACGCCGCCGAACGTAACGGGGTGTCGAACTTTAACAGCTCGCTCGAAAGCTTTGTGCGCCGCCTGGGCGATGCCCGCAACGGCCAGGGTGAGCTGTTCTCTCGCCTGCAGGACACGCAGCCGCAGCTGCTGCGCCAGTTGATGGCCACCAATGACACCAGCGAAGCGTTGCGCATTTACATGCGGGCCCTGGAGGGTACGGACGACGCCCTGGAACGCAACCAATTGGCGGCCGCCGCGTTCAGTCGCAGCGGCATGGACATGTCGCGTCTGGTGCGTGACGGCGGTGAGGCGCTGGATGGCCTGATGGACCAGGCGCACCGCTTTGGCCACTTCTTCAGCGGCGAGGGGCTGGCAGCCTCTGAGGCCTTTGCCGACGGCCTGACCAATATGCGCAGCTCTCTGTTTGGCGTGCGCAATATTGTGGGCAGCGCGCTTTTGCCGGTGTTCACCGAGCTTATGGGGCAGTTGACCGAGCTGGTGATTGAGCATCAACCCGCCATTCAGGCCTGGGCGGAAGGGTTTGCGGCGGACCTGCCGGGGCATATTGAGATGCTGAAGGGCGAGGTGTTGTCTCTGGTGGATACGCTGACGCCGCTGGTGATGAAAGGCATGGAGCTGGTGGAGCAATTTGGCGTGGTGAATTCTGTGGTGCTGGGGCTGGGCGCGGTACTGGCCGGGCCGGTGGCGCTGCCGCTGTCCATGTTTGTGCTCTCTCTGCTGAATGTCGGTTTTGCCGTCACCAACATTGGCGTGAAGTTGATCGGCCTGGCGGTGCGCGAGATTCCCATGATCATCGGGGCCCTGAAAATGCTGGGCATGGCCATCATCGCCAATCCGATCGGGGCGCTGATCACGGCCATTGCTATTGGTGCGGCGCTGATCATTGCCAACTGGGAGACGGTTGGGCCCTGGTTCAAAGAGATGTGGGAGCGGTTCGCGGGCTATGTGTCGGGCGCCTGGGGTCAGTTGGTTGAGTTTCTGGGTTGGGATCCACTGGCCGTGCTGCGCCAGACCTGGGGCGCCATGGTGGACTATGTGAGCGACGTCACCGGGGCCGTGGTGCGGCTGGTGTCCGGCGACTGGTCGGCATTGATTGACCTGTTCAAGCTCTCACCCCTGGGCATGGTGATGGAAGCGTTTGGCGAGGTCACCGACTGGCTGGCCGACATCGACTGGTCAGGCCACGGCCGCGCCTTGATAGCGACCCTGGTGCAGGGCATCAAGGACATGGCCAGCGGCCCGGCGGATGCCCTGCGCGGCGTACTGTCCAGTGCCCGCGACCTGCTGCCGTTCAGTGACGCCAAAACCGGCCCCTTCTCAAGTCTCACCGCCTCTGGCCAGGCCATTCCGAACACGCTGGCCACGGGCATGGCGCGCGGACAGGACGGCTTTCTGTCGGCTTTCCGTGATCTGGCCGGGCTGGGGCTGGATGCGTTTAGCCGCGATTCCGGTGCCGACACCGTCACCCTGCCAGAGCCCCTGCTGGGCCGAGGCGGGCAGGCCGCTGCCTCCGGTGGCATCACCGTTCACCGTGTGGACTTTCGGCCCAACATCACCGTGCGGGTGGGCAACGATGCCCAGGCGCGGGACGTGGCGGACGAGCTGGAGGCGATGCTGGAGCGTCTGGGCCGGCGCGATATGTGGTCATCCATCAAAACCGTAGGGGATCTGTAGTGGTCGATATCGTCAGCGGTTTGCGCAACATCAGCCGCGCCCGTGAGGGCCTGGAAGCGGTACGCGACCAGGTAAAGAACCGCGACCGCGTGATGATGATGCTGGGGCCTTACATGCTCAGCGTGGGCACGGCCTCACCGCAGCAAATTGACCGCAAGGCGAGCTTCGCCTGGCCCGCTCAGGAGCGGATCGGCAAGCGGCCGTTGTTGCAATTCACCGGCCGAGGCCAGGAGCTGATTCACATTGATGGCGTGATCTACCCCGAATACAAGGGCGGCCTACGGCAGATGCAGGCTCTGCGCGAGATGGCCGGCAGCGGCCGCCGCTGGCTGCTGGTGGATGGCCTGGGCGTGGTTTATGGCCTGTACGCCATTCTGGAAGTCGATGAAGTCGGCTCTGCCTACACCAAATTCGGTTCGCCCAAGCGCATCGAGTTTCAACTGCAACTGGAATACGCGGGAGACAGCGACTGATGACCATGACCAAGCAAGAGCATGATGAGCTGCGTGAGCAGGTGTTGGCGGACGTTTCACTGGCTGTGGTGCTGAGCAAGCTGCACACCCACGGCAGTATCGTTCTTCCAGAGGCTGGTGATTACGAGATGGCCCAGCGGGCTTTGAGCTGGCTGGCGGAAGCGGGCTATGTCGAGGAGCTGCACGACGGCACCATCCAGCTGACCGCCGACGGCCGTGCGTTGTTGGCGACCCCGCTGTCAAAGGCGGGGCCGACGGGTGACGCCCTGGTGCGCATGCTCGAACAGCGCGGCAATCAGCTGCTGCACATTCAGCCGTTGCTGCGCCAGGCGCTGAACTGGAGGGCTGCATGAGCCAGCAATACCGCGCCGCCGACGGCGAAACCGTGGACCAGATCTGTCGCCAGTATTACGGCTACAGCAACGGCTCAGTAGAGGCGGTGTATGAGGCGAATCGGGGGCTGGCGGATCATGGCCCGTTTTTACCGGCGGGCCTGGTGATTACGTTGCCGGAGTTGGGAGAGATTGAGCAGAAAGTGGAGGTTGCGAAGCCGATATGGAATTAGTCCCACTGCCGCAGATCGACACAGTCAAACTCATGGACTTCGCCATTGCGGGTGTCGGTGATTCGGACCGTTTCGTAAAGGCCTCTCCAGACGGTTGGTGCTGCGGCGCAAAAGCCGTGCGCCCTGTCTCTGGGTCGCTCATTGGTCGGATAGCGCTCTTCCCACTCGCCGTCTACAAAGGCCTCGACTTTATAAGGCTGGCCGGTGGTTTCGGTGAGCGAAGCGCAGGCGGTGAGGGCGAGCAGGGACAACAGTACAAACAAGCGAATCATGGGGTCTCTCAATGAAAATGCATGAACCAGTGTTCAAGATAGAAGGGGAAAACCCGGAAGTCACGAAATTCGTAAAAAATCACCTGCGCGAAGCGCGCCTGGAGGATCAGAGCGGCGTGCACGCGGACGCGCTGGAGATTGAGCTGGCCATGCCCGAGGAGGCGCCCTGGCCAGATGACGGCACGACATTGAGTTGCCGGCTTGGTTACTCAGACATTCACCAGGATCGCAAACGCTTCGCCGTCGACCAAATCGCCCACATGGGCCCGCCCAGTCACCTGCTGATCAGCGCCACCACGGCGGCGTTCAACAGCGCCACCCGCGCCCCGAAAGAGCGCAGCTTCAACAATCAGACCTTTGGCGAGATCCTGGACACGGTGGTGAGCGAGCACGGCTATGAGGCCCAATTTGTGCCAGCGTCCCTGGGCAATGTGTACATCGCCCATATTGACCAGACGGGCCAGAGTGACCTGCAGTTCATTCACGACCTGGCCGAGACCTACGGCGCCATGTTCAAGCCCGTGGATGGCCGTTGGGTGGTGGTGAGTTATGAGGCCGACCTGACGCCCAAACTGGTGATTCGCCCCAGCGATGTGACGACCTACCGCACCCACCACATGGCCCGCCGGGTGTACCGCAGCGTGCGGGCGTTTTACCAGGACTACGGTCTGGCCAGCCGGGTACCGGTGACCGTGGGCAGTGGCGAGCCCGAGCACCTGCTGCCCCAGGTGTTTGTGGACGAAGACACCGCCCTGGCCAAAGCCCGCGCCGCCCTGGTGGAAAGCCGCCGGGGAGCGCGCGAAGGCACCCTGCACATGCCCGGCCGCCCTGACCTGTCCAGCCAGGACGTGATAACGCTCGAGGGATTCGGCGGCCGCACCGATGGCGACTGGCGCATCACCAGCAACATCCACACCCAGAACAAACGCGGCTACACCAGCCGCATTGAACTGGAGGGTGTTTGATGCGGGGTACTGACCGAAAAACAGGCAAGGCCATTGAGGGACTGGAGTACTTACGGCAGCGGATCGATGACGTGTTGACCACTCCGATCGGCACCCTGTTATTGCGCCCCGAGTACGGCAGCGGACTGTTTGAGTTGGTGGATGATCCCGTGGATGAGCGTTTTCGGGTTGAGGTGACCTCTGCGGTGGCCAATGCGCTGAATGAACACATTGAAGACTTTCGCCTGGAGGGTGTTCGGCTGGCTGAAATGACCCCGACTGGCCCTGTGTTCGACCTGGTAGGTGTCTACCTGCCCGATGGTCGGCGAGTAACTTTGGAGCGTGTATGAGTGGTGAAACTGAGTTCACAACGGTCGACCTGAGCCGGCTACCAGCGCCGCAGGTGATTGAGGAGCTGTCGGTTGAGGCGATCTTCCAGGAGCAGCTGGCCGACTACCTGGCGCAGGACGCTGGATTGTCGGAACCCGACCCCAGTGACCCGGCCTATAAACAGCTTTTAACGACCAGTTACAGAGAGTTTCTGGTGCGCCAGCGTGTCAACGAAGCCGCGCGCGGCGTGATGCTGGCCCATGCAAAAGAGTCTGATTTGGAGCAGCTGGGGGCATTCTATGACGTGGAGCGCCTGATGACTGATCCTGGTGACCCTGACGCCAACCCCCCGGTTGCCCCCAGCTATGAGTCTGACGAAGAGCTGTTGCGCCGGATCCAGGCAGCCATGCACGGGTTTTCCATCGCGGGCCCTGAGCGAGCTTACATATTCCACGGCCTGAGCGCTGACGGCGATGTGTTGGACATCTCAGCGGACTCGCCTGAGTTTGCCTATGCCGAACTGGATCCAGAGTTGCAGAGCCAGCTGCCGCCAAACGTGATTGTACTGGAGGTTGTTCACGCCGCCGGGCTGCAGGATCCGCTGCCGGGTGATGTGGCCCTGCGCGTGCTGTCGCGCATCGGTGACGGTACCGCGTCGCCTGGACTGGTCGATGCGGTCGAGAGCGCACTGACATCCGAGGCGATTCGGCCGCTCACCGATCGTGTGCGAGCACAGGGGGCGGATATCGTTCACTACGAGATCGAGGCTGAGCTGTTCACTTACTCCGGCGCGGGCGCTGAGGTCGCCTTACAGGAGGCTATCAGCAACACCGAGGCCTTCGTGGATGAGATGAAGCGGCTGGGCCGGGACATCTACCGGAGCGCCATTACCGCAGAGCTGCATGTGCCCGGCGTTGAGCGAGTGAACCTCATCAGCCCGGCGGCAGACATTGTGTTGAGCCGCAGTCAGGCAGCGCACTGCTTGGGCGTGGTTGTGCATGACGGGGTCGCGAATGGGTAAAAAGACGTTGCTGCCAGCAAACACCACCCTGCATCAGAGGGCTATGGAGCAGGCCGCCAAGCGGATCAGCGATGTGCCGGTGCCTATTAGAGATGTCTGGTCACCTGACAGCTGTCCGGTCGAGCTGTTGCCCTGGCTGGCCTGGGCGTTGTCCCTGGATACCTGGAGCGATACCTGGCCAGAAGCGGTACAGCGCAACCAGATCCGCCAGGCGGTGCGCATCCATCGGCGTAAGGGAACCAGTCAGTCAGTGCGTGAGGTTGTGTCTTCCTTTGGCGCTGGGCTCGCGCTCCAGGAGTGGTGGCAGAAGGACCCGATCGGCGTGCCCTACACCTTCGACATCATTTTGACGGTGGGTGCGGGCGTACCGGCAACAGCGAAGTACCAGGAAGATATTATTGACGAAGTGCGCCGCACTCGCCCCAGGCGGTCACGGTTCACCTTCATTGCTGGCGTTTCGGCCGAGGGGTCGATGGGCCTTCTCGGCGTGCTCAGAGTGGCGGTGTTTCATCGTCTCCAGCTGCAGGAAGCGCCCTCAACAGGTGGCTTGGGCTTTCAGGGCGTAGCCCGACCCGCCACCTTTATCCGAATCAGCACAACAGAGGCATAACCGAACATGGGACTCAAGATCACGATTACAGACGCAGGGCGAGCCGAGGTCATCAATGCGACCAATACCGGTACTGCGCCTGTTGAGATTACCGAGGTAGCGTTGGGGTCGGGTGGCTATGAGCCGAATCCGGAGCAGGTCACGCTGCAGAACGAACAGACGCGCCTGAGCACGATCGCGGGCGAGGTGGTCTCATCGGACACCATTCATGTCACGGTGAAAGATGAGAGCAGTGATGCCTATGATGTCCAGGAGTTCGGGCTCTACACCGAGCACGGCACGCTGTTCGCGGTCTACTCTGACCCGGAGGGCCCGTTCATGCAGAAGGCGTCAGCCTCCAGCTTGCTGTTATCGGTCGATGTCATCCTGGGCACGCTTAATGCGACCAACCTGACCTTCGGCGATACCTCATTCAGCAACCCGCCCGCCAGCGAGACCTTGGCTGGCGTTCTGCGCTTGGCCACCGAAGAGGCGGTCCTGTCGGGCTCGGGCTCAGTAGAGGCCGTGACACCAGCCACGCTCAACGCCCGCACGGCTACCACCGAACGCACTGGCTTGGCCCAGTTGGCGACTGACGAGCAGGCGCTAGCCGGCACCGGGGCGGGCCGCGCTCTGCAGGGGCCGCAAGGCAAGGCAGTGGCGCAGCAGGAAGTGGCCGCCAAGGTCGATATCGGCAGCCACAAAATCATTGTCGTTAATGGGGTTATGGCCCTGGAGGAAATCACCTGATGTATCAGATACCCAACCAACTGAATACGCGGGCAGACCATGACCGCGTCCACAACCTGGCCAAAGCCGGTGCGTGCCGCTGCGACCAGGCACTCGGTCACTTCAAAGGCCTGTTGAATGGTCACTACCAGATGCAGTTTGACCGCGTGCTGGGTGAGTCCGAGCCTGCCGATGGTGATGAGCCGGATTACCGTGTACTCACTGCTGAAGACGAATCAACCGGTGAGTCGGTGCGTGAGCAATACAAGCGCGTTGAGCGCACCGAGTCCAGAATGACGCGGCTCGGTTACACGGTAGCGGAGCTGACCGACATCATCACTGAGCTGGAGGAGATTGATAATGGGTAACAAGCTAGTCATTCCAGCCATGGCCGCTGGCTTTGTATCGCTCATGGGGCGAATCGCCGTCACCTCGGCACCGGGCCCCGGTCTGGACTTGCCCGAGGGCCAGGTCAATATCGGCGGTAACGGCAAGGGGTATCTGCTCGAAGCCCAATCTGGGTGGTCACCGCTCGATGTTGCGAGTAATGACGGCACCGTCAGCGGTGGTCTGAACCTGGGTGATGACGTCTACATCTATGCCGTGCAGCATGAATCCGGTATCGCCCAGTGGATCGCCAGCCAGAACAGCACTTATCCGGACGGCTACACGGCTGACAATAGCCGTAAGATTGGCGGCTTTCATGTGGGCCTTTATCGGCCAATCGAAGAGGCCTATAACGCCAGTTACAACGCATTTCATGCGGTGCTCCCTAATAGCTGCTGGGACCTCCAACACCGTCCGACATGTGACCCGACCGGTATGGTCGAAGTCATTGAGGGCGCACTGTGGGCTGATGTTTACCTGGCGTCAGAAGGGCCGGGTGCGTGGCCGAACACAGTGCCCGTATCGCAGCACAGCGCTACGCCGCTGACAGGTACTGAGGGTTACAGTAGGTTGGACTACGCCCGCCTGGCCCGCAACGCCGGCAAGCGCCTGCCTGATTATCAGGAGTTCATGGTGTTGGCGTACGGGGTGCCCCAGGGTGCGACAGGAGCGAGCGCACGGCAGGATACAGGTGACCACAGCGGGTACGGCTTCAATGCCGTGAGTTGCATGAACGTCGACCAGCCTGCCGGCAACGTGTATCAGCTGTCCAATATGTACTACGACCGGGACTCCACGGGTGATGCGTGGTACGACGACCTGAATCAAGGCAAAGACTCTGCTTTTGATCACGGGCAGTGGAGAGGCGGCCAGCTCAGGGTGGCCCTGTTTGGCGGTAACTGGACGGTCGCGTCCGAGGCTGGTTCCCGGTGCGTGCATTTGGTCAGCACTCCGTGGGATGTGTCTAGCCCTGTGGGCGTCCGGGCCGTCTGCGATTCTCTGTAATCGGTCATCTGATTTTCTGTTTTTTAGGAGGTAGCCACACGCATGAACGCACCGGCGCAGGGAATACAAAGCCATCCCTTCGTGCTTCGTCAGAAGCTCGAAGACTTTTGCCACTGGTTCTTTCCCGTGGTCGATCGGTTCCCGAAAAAAGAGCGCTGGGCGTTGTGCACGCAAATAAAGAACTGCCTGTATCGGCTGGTGCGCCGGACGATTCAGCTGCAGAAGTCAAAGAACAAGGTGGGGCATATTTTCGAGGTCGACATCGACCTGGAAATGCTGCGCTACCTCATTCGCCAGGCACACACCAGCCGCTACCTGAGCAGTAACCGGCTCCGGCATGCGAGTGTTCTGGTGGGAGAAATCGGGAAGATACTGGGCGGCATGCTCAGAAAATGCGGGGTGCAGCCGTAGGCGGTAACTGGACGAACGCGTCCGAGGCTGGTTCCCGGTGCGTGAATTTGAACAACAATCCGTGGAATGTGAATAGCAATGTGGGCTTCCGGGCCGTCTGCGACCCCTTAGGGCGCAACCAGACGATGAGCGACTACGGTCTCCATCGCAGCGATCCACAACAGGAATCGGGGCTGCAATCCATCTCAGGGACGGGAAAAGATAAACAGGCGGTCACGGCCAGTAGGCAATGGCTGAACGTGGTGACCGCCGACCTTTGGAGAATTCATGAGGCGACAAAAAGACATCTGGCTAGAGATTTCATCGTGGGAAAACCTGCTGGTGGCATGGCAGAGCGCCCGCAAAGGCAAGCGATTCAAGCGCGACGTGCTGTCGTTTCATCAGCACTGGGAAGAGCATTTGATTGATATACAGAACCGTCTGATATGGGGCATGTGGGAGCCGACGCCGTTTGCCTCATTTGTGATCTATGAGCCGAAACAGCGCGTCATCGAGGCGCCCCGGTTCGGTGATCGGGTGGTTCACCACGCGCTGCACCAGGTAGTAGAGCCGTTCTTTGAGCGTCGATTCATAGACGACTCTTATGCCTGCCGACGCGGCAAAGGCACACACGCGGCGGTGGCAAGCGTCCAGAGGCACCTGAGGCGCGCCCAGCAGAACTGGGGCCAAGTGTACGTGCTCCAGGCGGACATCAAGGGATATTTCCACCATATCCAACATGATCGCCTGATGCGCCAGATTGGCCGCGTGATCGGAGACAAGAAGGTGCTGCACCTCTGGAGCAAGATCATCCGGTACAACGGCTACAACGGTGTAGGGCTGCCCATTGGCTCGCTCACCAGCCAGCTTGGTGCCAACATCTATCTGGACGCCCTAGACCACCACTGCAAGGACGACCTGGGCATTAAGCACTACGCGCGGTACATGGATGACTGGGTGATACTGGGCCAGAGTAAGGAAGAGCTACACTCACTGAAAGATCACTTGAAATACTGGCTGTATCGAGAGCTGGGCCTGAGCCTCAGCAAGTGGTCCATCTATCCGGCCAGCCAGGGCGTCGATTTTTCCGGGTACCGCACCTGGGCAACGCACATCAAGCCGAGAAAGCGCAACATCAAAAACGCCAGGCGTCGACTGAAAGGGTTGGCGTCTGGCTATGCCGCAGGGAGGGTGGGCGCTGTTGAGCTGCGGGCGTCTCTCGCGTCGTACGTGGGGTACACGAAGTACTGTGAAAGCAGAACCACCGTAGACGGCTTAATAAATGATGTTCATGAGAGGTTGAAGCATGCGTGAATCTGAGGTGAGAAGACTCATAACCAACCTGATTCGCCTCGGTACCATTGCCGAGGTCGATGGCGCACGCGCACGGGTGCAGACAGGTGCAAACCTGACTCCCTGGTGCGCCTGGCTCACGCAACGCGCCGGGGATGACAGTACCTGGTGGGCGCCGTCAGTGGGTGAACAAGTGATCCTGTTATCGCCCGGCGGCGACCTGGCTCAGGCGGTGATCCTGCCTGCCCTTTACCAGGACGAATTCCCGGCCCCTGAGTCTGACCCGGCCGTTCGCCGGACCCAGTACCGTGACGGCACCTACATCGAGCACAACACCGACACCCGCCAGATGACCATAGCACCTGCGGGTGACTTGGCCATCCACGTTGCTGGCCACTGCACCCTGAGCACAACAGGCGACGTCGATGTGCTGGCCGAGGGCAACGGCACTCTGGCGGCCGCCGGTAACGTCGAGGTCGAAGCGGGTGCGATCCTGAACCTCAAAGGCACCATAGTGAACCTCAACTGATGAAACTGAACGAATACACAGCCTGGGTCGCAGTGGCCATAGCGCACTGGGAGCCGATCATTGACCAGGTGCTGGACGATGTCGCCGCGCAGTCCTGGAGCCCGGAATATGACCCTGCAGCTGACAAAGCCTCGCTGAAACAGCAGCTGGCCGACTACTTGGCCGCCTTTGAAACCCCGCTGCTGACATACCGGGACGACAACACTCGTCGCGGCCCGTTCATTGATGTGCTGATGAGCCAGGTGTTCTACATCAACGTGGCCGTAGCGCAACCGTCACCGCTGGAACCGGTGGCCGTGCCCAGCCTGATACCAGGTGAAGACATCCGGCTGCTGTTTGCCTGGTGGGGGCAGGACTTGCCCGACTTCACCGGGTTCTTTGAAGTGCTGTACGACGGCAGCCCAACCATGCCGGTCTATGACGCCACTTCAGAACCGCCCAAAACCAGCGTCGACGGCACGTTCTCGCTCGGTTCAACCGCTGCCTATCAGGCGGCGATCGACGGGCTGAGCGGCTATGTAGATCAGGACCTACAGAACATGGAAGCGTTGCCTCTGCAGGTCCAGGCCAACACCCGCAACCGCGTGGCCTATGGCATCTTTGCCGGTGCCGATGCCGTCATTGAACCCAACCCAGTCAGCTCGAAACAGTACCTCCTGCAGGAAATGCACGTGCAAGACGTTCTGGATGAGTTCGGCTGGACAATCAGAGGCCTGGAACTGTGAGCAGACCGGTAGCGCGTGTAAATGACATCACGGTGGGGATCTGCTGCGCGCACAGCAACCCGTCATGCATCCCCATGTCCGGCTTGATCGCCCAGGGAGCGCCAACGGTGAACGCCGAGGGGCTGCCGGTGGCGCGCATGAATGACACGATCATTGGCGCCTGTGGCCACACGGGAATCGTTGCGAGTGGGGCGCCCACCAGGCTCGCCGAGGGGCTGCCAGTGGCGCGGGTAGGGGATTCTCACGCGGGGAGTTTTACCGGGAGTGTTGGTGGTGGATCGCCTACGGTTTTATTGGACTGATAATGCGTGCGTATACGTCGCTTAAAGCGGTAATATCAATGTCTACATTCTGCTGGCGCAGCGTCTCAATGCATTCGTCGCGCTACAGCAGCAGCATGACCCGCTGGCTGTTGTAGAGCAGGAATGAAACGCCGATCAGCATGCTCAGGGCACCGGACAGGACCAGCAGGGTACCGGGCCACAGGGGCACCTCATTGACGGCGAGCATCCAGGCACCAAAGGACAGCGGCAGGGCTGCTGCCATCATGAACAGAATGACCTGCACACCCGGGCGGTGTTCAGAACGACTCAT